AAAAGTATTACTTTGCTTCTTTGTCTTTGATGGCTTTTTTCATTGGTTCTTTTTTATCGCCATCTTTGTCCATGTCTAAGAAGTCAGGCTTTGCCGCTTCTTGATATGCTGTTTTGAAACTTTCGTACTGCGTTCTAAGACTGTTTGCTAACTCTTCTTCAGTTATCTTGTCTTCTGCCGCCATTGGATTGTCACCAGGAGAAACTCTAGGATAAGTTTTCTTCTGTCTATTCAAACCACCTGAGTGTTTGTTTACTAAACTGTCAACGTTTTGAACTTTCTCTTCCGGTTCGTTTGCGAATGTTTCTGCCGCTTTTTCTTCATCGGGAGCAGTCATCATGTCTCTCATTTTAGCCATTTGCATACTGCCCATTGCATCGTCTTGATCCATTTCTGGTTCTGCATGTGGTTCCGCTTCCGGCTCTTGGCTAATCATTGCTTGGTCCACTTGTTGTACACCTGCAAGTTTTAAGATCTGCATCATCATTGATGCTTCTTGTGGAGAATCAGTTGATATCTGTATTGCTTCTTTTACAGTTTCTTTTTTCTCTTCTTTGCCTGCTTTTTTATCTTGGTATGCTTTTAGGCCTGCTGGTATTTTGCCTTCCACTGCTTCTTCTGTCCCGTTGATAGCATCATAAAAACCTGCTAGGCTGTCTCCGTGTTTCTTTAAGAATTCTTCTCTTGAAAGTTTTTCTGCTTCGTCGTGCAAGTAGTCTTTCATTCCGCCTTCTGCAACTTGTTCTTTTGGATTTGTTTTTTCAACATTCTCTAATGCATCCTTAACCAATTCAGGTTTTGTTTCTGCAATTTCTCTTAATTTCTGTAATACGTCTATCATTTCCATGGCTTATTTCCTTTTTGGATCCGGGTGTGGGTTAGTTGATTTTGTAAAAGGACTAGGTGTTCCTGTTTCTTCCTTGCTCATTGCATTCTCTTTTTCTTTTGGAGCATCTTTGTTCACTTCTCTGTCTTTTAGTAATTCTTTTAACAAGCCCATGTTTGCTTTTGTTGAATGAAAGTCTTCTGCATTAACTTTTGGTGCATCTTTGTATTCTATATCATGTAATTTATTTGCATATTCGGATTTCTTTCCTACTTGCATGTTGTCTTGATATTCTTCTGTTGGTTCACCTGGCTTTCTAACAACTATGTGTGTTGAAGGAATTCTTAAGATGTCTGAAAGGTATTCATGCATCACTCTAGGTGATTCTGGATAATTCGTTGTCACGTCAAAGATAGTTACAGACTCATTGCTTAAGGCAGGAAAATCAAGCGGTAGCGTCATGATTGGTGTAGTTTTACCTGCTGACATATTAGCAAGATCGAATTTTTGCAGTGCAGTTTCTAAAGCATTCTTGTCAATGTCTTTGGATGCTCCAGCGATCTTTATTTTATAGTCATATGACTTAGATGCTTCCGTTAGGTACTTGGTGAATGTGCTCATATGCAATATTTAGTCTTTTTTAAGTAGTTTCTTCATTAATTCATTACGGTCAGATATAACAAAACCGTCGCTTTCTTCAATAGGACCACCGTCTTTGTTACCCTGATCTAACTTCATTTTTTTAAGCTGTAAATCAACCATTTTTAGCTTTTTATCTATCTTTGAACTCTTGGCATCTATGGCATTTTTAAGGAAATTACTTGCAACTTCAAATATACGTCCTGAATAACGAGAGTCAACATTCATGCCCAAGTCCATTAAATTTTTATAACTCTCTTCTGATTCAACTGCCAATTTATCTAGTTCTAAATCTCCCAGTTCTCCCAGTCCTTTTACTTGTGGCAGTGCGGCCGCTATCTTGTCAAATTCAGCATAACTTTTTTGTAAATTTTTAGCAGTTTGGGGATCAACATTTTTCATGACCTTGGCTGTCTGTTCTTTGTTTGCCCTTGCTTGTTCTTTCTTATCTACTTCATTGAATGCTTCTTTAACATTTGGTAAATTAAGAATATCTTCTAATTTTTTTGTCATTGTATTACTTACTTACGTTTTCCATTGTGGAATAATTGTTCTTCTGATACAACTCTAAATTTTATTTTTCTTTGTCTTGCATAAGCATTGGCGGCCTCCCATTTGGCCATGTTAATTACAACTTGTTTTTTCTTTGCCATGCTTTTTCCAGCCGCCTCCATGGTTGTTTGACTCATGGGTTTGACTTCTACCATTTCTGCATGTTTGGCACCATTTTTGTCTTGATAAACTATAAAAAAATCTGGAACATACACAGTATACTTTCCAGTAAAAGGATGTCTGTAAGGAATTTTTATTGATTCACTTGCCCATTGATAGACATTAGGATGTTCGTCACAGAGTCTCATGAATGCGTGTTCCCAACTCGATCTATAAGTTGGTGTCTTGGTACCAACATATTTTTGCTGGTTCTTAGGTGAGAACTTTCCCCTTGCAAATCTCGGTAACATTATAAAATTCCTCCTACAATATGTAACCTATCTTCATTATTTCTTGATCCATTTAATGCTGTATGCATTTTAGTGGTATCTACTACATAATAATTACCATCTGCAGGCAGATGTTTAAGTTGCCTATCTTCAACAATAAAAGAACTTTTGTTTGTTATTACTGGTATGTGTATCCTCTTTGTATAATCTCGATGATATGTATAACATTCTTGAGGTCTTAATATTAAAACTCTAGTTCTAAACATTTTAAGGTCAGACATTATAGAATTAATATATGGCAAGTCAAATATTGGTACAACAAAGTCAGTTTCGTCATAATCATGTGTCCATTTACTCATTTTACCTACACTAGCAAATGGATCAAGATTATCTTTTGTTCCCTGCAAACCTATCTGTTTTATATTTGTCATATCAGGCAACAACTGTAATTCTTTTTTAATTTTTTCTATATCTAAGGACATGTTGTTATATCTTTTATTCTATGTGGTTGATTCAAAACCCAGTTGATTACAGAAACACAATATTCTATTGGCATCTTATCTGCTTCAACAGACTGCACTCTTGGAGAATCAAAGTAACCAAATCTAACTATCGTTGTATCCACACCTTGATAAAACAGTTGCTCGTTGGCTTTATCTAAAGCAGATTTTTCTATCTGATATTTGTGAGGTCTTGCTTTATTTTGATCTGGACTGTTAGAACCAATGTTAATAATTCTTTTTTTAAGTTCTGCCGCTTTGTACAGCAAATTTACTTGTTCGAATCCATCATGCTTACAATTAATAAAAATATCACACTCTTCGAGTTTATTTGTAGAGCCGTATTTGTCGAGAAGTGCTTTTCCCAGGCCACGTTTTGTGCCTGTAATATAAAATTTTCTAGGCATAGACTAATCTATGATATTACGAGATACTGTTTCTTTTGTTGTGAGTGTTTGCCTGACACCCAGTCTGCTTGACTTGTATCTGTTGGCGTTTAAAATTATAGTAATAACTTCTGAAAGTTTGGCCTCTGATGCACTTGCAAGTTTATCTAATATTGCGTATGGTTTTACATTATCAATTTTGGCCTGAGCTAAAATTACATATGCAGTCGATTCTGCCGCGGTCCTTGAAAATCCTCTTTTAACAAAAAAACCAACCGTGCTATCGTATTCTCCTACATTGAATTGATAATCAGTTTGGTATGCGGAAGTGGTTAACTTTTCTATTGTCTTGTCTAGAGAGTCCTGTTCTCTGGGTGGTAAATTTGTATAAAACTCTGTCATTATAATAATGCCTTCTCAGTTGAAATAGATACATCTTGTGTAGTTCTATTAATTCTTATATATCCTTCTGTGGTCAGTTTTCTTATATCTGTGATTGCTTTGTTACGATAAACTGTCTTTGTTGTCGTTGTTGATCCTGCATATTCTATGTCAGATTGCGCCACTGTAAGATCTTTTCTAGAACCTATGTCCTTAAAATATATGCCTGCCGCTATTTTGTCTTTGATTACTGTATCATTTGAAATTAGTGTAAACGCTTCTTCTGAGGTCAAATATGTAACAGTATCTAATGTTGGCGTTGATATTACACGTGTATCATTATTTTTATTATTATCATTTGTATTTTTAGCAGATGCTAATAATGTTGCTCCGGCAATTGCCGCTCCAACTGAAAATGAACCTACAGGATTTGTAATAGTTCCGGCTTGTTTCCCAATTTCAAGTATTCCCTCTTTTGCTATACCTTTTAGTTCTTCCTTTACTGCACCTTTTTTAATTTTTTTTGCGTTATTATATGTGTTAGAAGCTGACAATATTGCACCGAGAATGTTTCCTGATTGGACGTTACGTATAACGGAACCTATTCCGTCGACAACTCCTCCAGGACCAAATATACTATTTGTACCTCCTCCTAAGACAGTCAGCGGTGATGGTTCTTTATCATAATGTATTGTTGCGAAACCTGGTACATTGTTTTTGTTGATCAGACCAGATTTGTAGATGACTGTTTCGTAAAGTATTTGCATTGTGTTTTGCAAAACACCTGCACCGTCTGCCGCATCTAAGTTGTCATGTGAAAATGAGCCAATGACAGGATTAACTAGTGTCATCGATGTGAATCTTTGTTTGTGTAGAACAAATATTTCAATATTTTTAAGGTATGGTTTTTTCCTTACAGCTGGTGTGTCCATACCAAACTTTGTAATTTTTTTCTTGTCTATTCCATCATATGCATCGTCTTTTGTTGTTGATATTGCAAGATCCGAATTCAAAGAAACAGAATCTGCAATATGGTACTCATAATACTTTTTCCAAAAAGCATTTACAGTGTCAGCATGATCATCATGGAAAGTTATGTTCACAGGTTCATATGCAATTCTTGTTGCCGCATACATTTTCTTGTTGTATTGTACTTTTTCTTCAACACTCATGTTGTATTTGGGAAGATCACATGCCTTGACCAGCATGTTAAGTTCGTATCTTTCATTCTGATTAAATCCATTGAAGAAAAGTGTTTCGTCTGTACTGAAAACAACATGAAACAGAAATTTCTGTTTTGGCATCAGCTTGTAGTTGTCGTCTATGAACAATCTAGATGCGTGACGATAATCTTTCATTCCCGGTAAACCGTCTTGAAAACCTTTTAAGAAATTGTTTATACTTGGCATAGTGTTATTTATAGTCACAAAAAAAGCGCCTATAAAGACGCTTTTTTCACTTTATAATTGCTAACTTAATTCTTATTAACCACCAGTACTTAATGTACCAATTGTTCTTGTAACCGCTGTGCCAATTCCTGTTCCTGTTGGAGTTTGGATTGCGTTGTCATATCTAACTGACATTGTAATTGTAGCCGGATCTGAAGTTGCGTATGCCAGTGTGTTGTAGTTTACGTTCTCAACGTAAGCACCGTATAATTCAAATGTTTCTAGTACATTTGGTGCACTTGCTCCATTACCACCGTCTAACATTTCAATTCTTGCAGTGAATTTGTAATCAATACCCGATGCCGCTGAACTTTGTTCAAAGAAATCAAATTGTTTCTGAATCTGTTCGCCAACAAGTTTAGTAACTGAGTTGTTTACATCATCTCTTAGGTTAATTGTTATTGGATCCCAAGTATGTTTACCTGCAACATAAACTTTTGAGTTGTAAACGTCTAGTGTTACATTGTCAAATGTTAAGTTAGGTCTTGTGATATCAATAACTTGTTTTGTAAGTTCTGATCTGGGTGTTGATACTCCAAAACCCTCAAGTATTGCTCTGAAACGATATTGTAGTTTTGGCATCAATAAGCCTTGTGATGCTGAACTCTGATCGTTTGCTAAAGGTACTGTGAATTTTGATAAAGTTGATATTGCCATATGTTTCTCCTATCTATTTATTCCAAAATTAGTTCCCTAAATTTGCAATCTCTCCTGTGTTTTTGATTCTTAAAGGTATGTAAATAAATTCAACCGATTTCACTGGTTCGATTGCAATATCTACATACAATTCATTTCTGTCAATCCTTGTAGGTGTGTTGTTAGTGTCATCACATACTACTAGGAAGTCAAACAATGCTCTCTGTCCAACTAGTTCTAACAAGAATGATTCAACTGCTTGTTTGATCTCATTTCTAGTTAATTCATCGTTTGGTTCAAAGATAAATGGTTTCGCAATTGAATCTAACTGTGTTCTTAAGTACACTGCCAATCTTGAAACGTTAATTCTATCTAGCGCCGAACTTGCTGATGTCATAGTTAAGTTACCAAAGTTAACAATCCCTGCTCCTGCAAAGAATGTAATTGGGTTAACTTTAACTTCATGCATTGAATCTCTCACTGACTCCGTAACAGATATTGTTTCAAACTCTCCAGACGATGCATTTATGAAACCAACTGCTGTGGCATTGTCAACAATACCTCTTCTAGTTCCTGCTGGTGCGAACCATGGGAAAGCTATGTTATCGTTGTTTGCTAATGTTCTCAAAATCATGTGTGATGGTGGAACAATAATTGTTTTGCCTGTGTTGTCTGTTGTTTGTCCTGATGGATAAAACACACCTAAGAAATCACTTGCACTTACTAAACCGTCCTCACCGTTATCTGAAGCGCCTGCTGTGTTGTTTGCCCAGTTAGTGATTGATGTTGCTGTACCTTCCAATCTTAATGGAGTGTCACCAACAACAAATGCTTTGTTGTTTCTGTCTGTGTTTAAGTTAATCATGTTTGAAATCAACTCTGGGTAACCAGGTGTAGCAATTACGTTGAAGCCTCTTTGGTCTTCTCTGATTGCTTGGTTAGTGTCCATCTCTGATTTCAATTGTTCAACAATTACTTTTCTCTGTGCTTTTCTTCCGAAAGATCCAGAACCGTCTGCATTGTTGCTTGATTTAGTCACCCATCTGTCTGGGAAATAAGTTGCAACTGATTCGTTACTTGCTCTAGGGTTACCTAGACCTGATGATCCCGAACCTGGATATTTTGCAGTTGTAATGTAACTGTTTTTGTATTCTTTAACATTGTACCCAGAACGTCTAGTGTTCCATAGCAATATACCTTGTGGGAAATTTGCTGGATCTGGAGCATCTGGATCTAAGAAGCCATCGCTTAATAGATTTTTAATTGTACTGTCAACTGGTGCACCACCTGTGCTTGATGAATCAGCTTTGTCTGCCGCTGTTGTTGATCTTGCATCTGCAAAAACAATACCGTCTTCAGTAGTCTGGTCAGCTTTGTCAACTAAGACCCATGCCGCACCTGATGTAGTTACTGCAACTTGGTTGGCTGTGTTTGTAGAAGTCAGAGTAGCCGCTGTATTGTACTTGTAAAGTTTTGGATAGTTTTCTAAGTCTGAAGTATCAATCCATAAGTCGTTAGTTACAAGAGCAGTTGCATCTGATTGTGTAGTTGGTGCTGTTGCACTAAACTGTGGACCATTTGGATCTGTTGTTGAGTATGCTGTTGCATAACCAACGAACGTAGTTCCGTTGTGTGCCATGATGTCTGCGTCTAAAGTAGTGCTGTACCAAAGTGTTCCGTCTGCCGCTTCGTTGCTTGGTGCAGTTGTACTTGCAGTGTAGCTTAATCTTTTCCAATTTGTTGCAACAACTTCGTTACCCACAGTTGAGTCTTCTGAATCACCTGATGGTGCAACGTATAAGTTGTCAACCAATGTTGAACTATTTGTAGTGTATCCGCCATATGGGTGTGCCTGTGAAACACCTAAACCTGCATCTCCTAGAGGATCACCTGTTGTGTTGTTTAATCTAAAGTCACCACCTAGTATGTGTTCTATAACAATCTCACCAGTTGTTAATTTAGATGCTTTCATGTTTATTAGTTCTGTAGTAGATGTGGCCGCCGCGTTAACATTCACAGCACCATTTATATCAGATACAAAAGTATCTGAAGTTGTACCACTCATTGTTATTTCAATCGCACTACTTAAACCTGCTTGGTTTTTTCTTGTTTCTTGAATAGTGAATTTGTTTGAACCTGTAAACGAATGTGTTGTAAGTCTACTTGTAATTTTAGTTGTACCACCTTCTCTTCTGAATAGTTGGAAATCTGCAACATTCGGAGTAGCATCTTGTTGACCATCACTTGATTGTTCAGTAACATTGTACTGTGCATATAAATCACCAACTGACAATGATGTACCACCGTTCGTTGCATCTAGGTTATAGATAGCTGAATGGTTTGTAGCATACAATGGCAACGCCACTGTTGAGAAACTTGCACTTGCAGTGCTGTATAGTTTAGCAACAAGGTTTGCACCTGAGTTAGCTGAAGTTGTTTTGTACCAAACTGAACCGTTAGGTCTGTTCTCGTCTGCTGTTTTCCAAGTTGGTCTGTTAGTGTGTGTTTCTTGTAACAGTTTAACACCGTTTTTAGTGCCTGCTGTAATTCCTAAGTCTGCTAACAATGTTCCAGCCGCCGCCGCTTCAAATCTTATTGTGCCAGTTCCTGCTGTAGAGTCACCAAATGATAGACCATTGTGGAATATTTCTAGGTTTCCTGTTGTGCTGTTAACACTTGCAGTAACGCCACCTGCGTTTGCTGAGTTAATTGCTGATGCAACATCTGATAACGCTGTACCACCTGTCTGTACCTGGATACCATTAATCTGCATTGTGTGAGAACTTGTAACTGTTGTTCCTGATGCCACTGTAACCACTGGTAGTGATAAGTGCCATGCTGATGAACCAACCTTCACCCAAGTGTTTGCCGCTGTTCTTTTGTAGATTGGGTTTGTAACATGTGTTGTGTTGATTGCGTAATCACCTGCTACGCCAAATGTAGTCTTTGGTACACCAGTTGAAACACCACCTACTAAATCAGTAATCGATGTGATAAGTGTTGGTGTAATTGCCGTGAATGCTTGATCTGTTTGTGACCATTCGAATATACCATAAGAGCTTGATGCAAGGTCAAACCAATATGTTCCATCCGTTGGGTTAGCAGTTGGTGCCGATGCACTTCCAACTAATTCTGCTGTGTTTACATTCGCTCTAAGAACGTAAGCTCTGTTGGCAACTCCTAAGAAAGAGTAAGCCGCTTGTAGTCCCCATTCATTTAATTCATAACCGTGTAGTGAACCGCCTGATGCGTTTGTGTAGAACTTCGGATCTCCGAAAGTTTCTGTTAATTCTCTTTGTGAAGAAATCAAATAAGCAGTGTTGGCGTTTGTCGTTTGTGTTCCTGACGCTGTGCCGTCGCCTGCTCCGTTCTTCTTATCCTGTGATGATGCTACTATAAAAAGTGGTGTAGTACCCGCATCTGAGGGTACATAAAAGCTCTCGTTTATTACTGAAACTTCTACTCCTGGTGATGTTAATGCCATTTTTCGTATTCTCCTTGCAAGTTACGTATATACTAGAACTATTTATTCAATCATACGGTTTTGTTGGTATAATTTACCATTTTCCTGGTGCCTATATAGGTGACGTAAATACACACATGCAGTACAACGATAGACCCGTATGTAAAAATTGTAAGAGTAAACCAAGAGCCTATGCATATAAACGAGGCTCCAAAATATATTGGCGTAGTCTTTGTGATACATGTATCAGACGTAAAGCAGGAAAACGTGTGGGTGGCATTACAGCACTACAAAGATCAGGGTACAAAAAACAAAAGAAATGCGAAGTGTGTGGCTTCAGAGCCAAGGAACGTAAGCAATTGGATGTGCTCTTTGTTGACGGAAACTTAAGGAATACTTCTGATAGTAATTTAAAAACTGTTTGCGCCAATTGCCAACGGTTGCAAGGGATCAGACGTCTCGGTTGGCGTATGGGTGATCTTGTTGCTGACGATTAAGTCGTCGATTTTTGCATATAATTCTTCTTTGTTTCCATCATTGTCGATAGTAAAATCAAAGTTCCAGCCCATCCAATCCCACTCTGATTGATGTGCACCTTTTTGTTGCATTTCTTCTCGTGTGGGCAATTCGCCTCTTTTAACCAGTATAAGTTTCCCGCCTGATTTTTGAATCATTTTAAGTTCGTTTTGAAACCTTGTATCTGCAATTACTGTTGGTGTTCCGTTGTATCTCATCAAACAGCTGTCTATCCATATTGCATCGTGCATACCTTGTCGCATAACTTCTGTACCAAAATATTGCAGTACCCAGCGAGGTGTTACATCTTTGCCAAAACGTTTGCTCCAAAACTTGTCGGGCTGTTCTCGCCAATGTCTGCTTGATTCTGTTTTGCCTTCCAGCATTTCCCGGTCCCAATTGAACATAGAACTTACTGCATCTTTTAAACTTTTAGCAAATGAATCTTTACGGAATTTGTGTTTTTGTTCTAATCTATCTGCAACTGTGCCCTTGCCAGAACCAATCAATCCTACTACACCTATTAACATAGGACTATTATACTATTTTTTTAGACGTCTTTCAATCTCTTTTTTTGCTTCTTGCACTGTTTTTAACATGGTAATCCTTAGATCTTTTTTCTTTTGCTTCAGTGCGGCTATGCTCATGTTTTCTATATCTTGGACCACTAGCTCTAGTTCGTCTAGTGTAAGATCAGAATAATTTTTATAATTGGAATCTGTCATGACACTCTTATTTAAAACGTTTTGATAATGAATTAACCAATAACAAAACTGTGTGGTGTGCCACCTTCTTGGAAATTACCTATGTCGCCTTCCAGTCTTTCCATCTCTGCAACACCTTCACTCTTAAGAGCGTCACCGTTTAATGTTGTGCCACCTTGCGGTCCTGCAATGGTGTTGAACTTGCCTCTTGCTTCTCCCAACATGACCTTGGATACTGCTAGTGTGTAATCTCTTATCCATGGTTTAGAATAGATGTCCTTGAACAGTGTTATGTCTGGTCTAAAATTGTCAGTGTGCATAAGCACTGTTTCGTTATCGGCTCTAGGTCTTTGTGTGACTGTTAATTTTTTAGTTGCAACATCAAAGTGAAACTGTATAAAACTTCCAAACATTTTTCCTACCATTTCCTGGTATGATGCAAAAGCATAGTAAGTGGCCAATCCACCTGTTGCACCTGCTCTCAACAAGTATGTGTTCGTATAGGCCAAGTTGAATGGTTCAAACAGTGTTCCACCTTCTCCACCTTCGGTTCTTGATCCTACTGTTCTTCTATTTAGATTTCTTACATTTATTATCTCATCGGGCAGTATGTAAGAGTTCTGATTCTTTTTAAGCTCAAGAAATGCATAAGACTCTTCCACAGCATTTGATGATCGCTGTCTAAATTTGTCAAGTGCTCTTGTAAGTGCCGTTTGATAGTGTTTAGGGTCTAATTCCACATCTATCATACCCTCACCTAGGTTGTTTTTAACGTAATCGAAAATCTCTTGTTGGCCTGTTTGTAGTTCTGACATACACATATTTATAGTCGTTGTGCATTCAATAAATATGTGTGATATGCCAAGATTATCCATTTTCAAGCCAGAGAAGGGCAACGACTACAAATTCTTTGATCGAAACATCAGAGAGATGTTCACTGTGGGCGGAACAGACTTACACTTCCACAAATACCTGGGTCCGTATGATCAAGGAGAAGTCAACAAGGATGGTGACGCTACTCCCACACAACCACAATACTCAGGTGACAGTTTGAACGAAAGAACAATACAAGATTTACTATTCTTAGAAAATAGAGACAGAAAATACGACGCAGACATATACACTATCAGAGGCATATACAATGTACAGGACCAAGATTTCAATCTTTCACAATTTGGAATGTTCTTATCAAATGATACTCTATTTTTAACAGTACACCTAAATGATGTTGTTGAAAGATTAGGTAGAAAACCTATGAGTGGTGATGTTTTAGAATTTCCGCATATGAAAGAAGATTATTCATTAGACGAAAGTATACCAATTGCACTTAAAAGATACTATGTGGTAGAAGATGTTAACAGAGCCGCAGAAGGATTTTCGCAAACCTGGTGGCCACACCTGTTAAGATTAAAATTAAAATCATTGGTAGACTCGCAAGAGTACAGAGATATACTGGGAGATGCATCAACGGAAAATTCACTTGCAAGTTACATGTCAACTTTCAATAAAGAAAAATCAATTAACGATCAAGTTGTTGCTGAAGCGGAAGTTAACGCTCCCAAGTCAGGATTTAATTACAAACAATACTATGTTGCACCTATAGATGAAAGAGGAAACATAAGAACAGATAACGTAAACACTGAATCACAAAGAGCAAGTTCAGATAAAAATGTGAATGCAGTGATTGACACACCTGCAAGTTCTCATTATGGTTTCTATCTAGATGGTGACGGCGTTGCACCAAATGGCAATCCTGCCGGATTTGGTATTAGTTTCCCTAATGCCAATATTGATAAAGGTGACTACTTCTTGAGAACTGACTTTTTGCCAAATAGACTATTCCGTTATGACGGTGCCAGATGGGTTAAAATAGAAGATAGCGTTAGAATAACTACAACAAATAATGATTCTAGAAGTAATTATAAAACAAGTTTTGTGAATAATACCACCGAATCTACCATCAATGGATTGACAACTAAACAAAGACAATCTTTGTCTAATGCATTGAAACCAAAGGCTGACAATTAAAAATGTTACACTTTTACGAAGGACAAGTTAGGAAGTTTTTAACTCAATTTATTAGGATTTTGAGTAATTTCTCTGTTGAACAAGGCCGAGGAAAAGATGGTACAGTAGATCTAAGAGCGGTGCCTGTGGTCTACGGAGATCCAACAAGACAGGTTGCAAACATTCTTAGAAATAATAGTGAGAATGCTTTACAGTATGCACCGAGGATTGCCGCATATGTTAGAGAATTAAATTATGACAGGGAAAGAATGCAAAATCCTTATCACATTGAAAAACAACATTTGAGAGAAAGAGATGTTGATTCAGATGGAAATTACACTAATCAGTTGGGTGCAGGGTACACAGTCGAGAAAGTGATGCCGTCACCGTTTAGGTTAGACGTTTCCGCAGATATTTGGACTACTAACACAGATCAAAAATTACAAATAATGGAACAGATATTATATTTGTTTAATCCTGATTTTGAAATACAAAAGACAGACAATTACATAGATTGGACATCGTTAAGCTACGTTGAACTTACAGGAATTACATTTAGTTCAAGAACCATTCCTGTTGGTGCAGACACAGAAATAGACGTTGCCACACTTACTTTTAGTATGCCAATATGGTTATCACCGCCTGTTAAGGTCAAGAAGCTGGGTGTTATACAAAAGATTATAATGAGCATATACGATGATGACGGTGGAATAGCAAAAGGATTGATAGACGGAGAATTAACGTCAAGAAGTTACATCACACCAAACAATTTTGGATTATTAGTATCAGGAAACCAGTTGAGATTATTAGGTACAACTGGTGTAAACGTGAAATCCGGAGGAGACGGGTTCCAAACAGGAGCCAACGATCCAGGACTAGCAGATCCGTTTGAAACATTTGGCCCTGCTGTTAACTGGAAAATTTTATTAGATCAATATGGAAAAGTAACAAACGGCACATCACAAATAAGACTTACACAACCAAACGGGAATGAGATAGTTGGTACAATCAGCAAGACCACGTTGGATGACACTATCTTGTTGTACAACATTGACGGTGACACTATTCCTAATAATTCATTAACCTCAGTGAAGAAAATAGTCAATCCTGCAACATTCGATCCAGGTACACCTGTTAACGGTGATAGATATTTGGTGATAAATGATGTAGGAGATTCAACATCAACCTACCAGAGTGCAACTTGGGGTACACTTGTAGCAACTGTTGGTGATATTATTGAATATAACAGTACAACAGGCAAATGGAACATAGCCTTTGATGCTTCGGATCCAGACTCAACACAACATTATGTTACCAACTTGAACACAGGCATTCAATATAGATTCAACGGCACAGAATGGGTCAAATCATATGAGGGAATATACCAGCAAGGCAATTGGAGCATAGTATTAGACGGTGGGTTTACGGCAAACGACGATGCTTCGGGCCAAGATGCAACTACCCCTTGATAAATTAAGTATTAATTGTTATAATACAGCATGAAAGAAAATATAATTTGTTCCGGCGCATTATTCTATTCTACTAGCACCAAACGTTTTTTGTTCTTACAGAGAACTGCAAAAAAAACACAAGGAATGTGGGGATTAGTTGGCGGACAAGCCAAATATTCCGAAAGTGCTTTTGAAGGATTAAAAAGGGAAGTTGACGAAGAAGTAGGCGTTACTCCAAAGTTTAAGAAAGTAATTCCTTTGGAAATGTTTACATCAAATGATCAAAAATTTTTCTTTCACACATATCTGATTGCCGTAGACGGTGAGTTTATTCCAAAACTAAATGAAGAACATTCCGGATATTGTTGGTGTGCATTCGAGTGCTGGCCGAAAAATCTACACATGGGTTTAAAGAACACTTTGAACAACAAAGCTATCAAAGGTAAACTTCAAACTATTCTTGATTTAATAGTTTAAAACGCCCATATCTGATCGGGCCATTTTTTAACTAATCTTTTCATCCCCCATCCTGTAAGCATTTTAAGTATGTCCATTTTGCTGTGACCGTATCTTTTCCCCAATTTATTTGCTTCTATTTGAATTATTGGTTTTTCTCTCATCACTGTTTCCCTTGCACCTTCAAGAACCGAAATTTCATAACCTTCAACATCAATTTTAATGACATCCACGTTATCAAATTTAAAACTGTCTAGTGTTGTAATATCGATATCACCACTTAATTTTGTGATATAATTAGTTCCTGAGTGTAATTTATATTCCATTGACACCTTGCCCTGCGAGTTACCCAACGCTATTTTGTGCAAAGTACAATTAGAAAATTTTGAAATATTATTTTCTAACATTGGCAAGATCTTTTTGTTTGGTTCAAAAATTTCAATTTTCTCTGCACGGGATTGCCAATATAGCGACCATGGTCCCCACCATGCACCAACATCTATTATTCTATGTAAATGTTTTCCACGTAAATATTCCTCGAGAATATCATAGTTGCAACTGTATTCCCCATGGGGAATATGTATGCCATTTTTGTCTGAGAAGTCTGTTTGTAAAGTCATAAAAAAAAGGCCCGGTATTTCTACAAGGCCTTTAATTCTACTAAAAAGTATTAATATTTATTAGTTGTTTGTTCTCACTGCACAATTTACCAATTTAATTCCTTCGTCAGTCGAGCCTTCTAGTGCCCTCCCAATTACATGGAAAGGTGAAATTGTTTCGCCTGTAGCGGCCACTCTTGCACAACCTTTAACTGATGAACTGACTAATCTTTGACCTTTAGTCACTGCACCTGTTACTCTAACTGGTGTTCTACCTGTCATTGCAACAAATGGATGTGAATCGTTGTTACCTGCACCTGCGTTCATGGCGTAAGCTGGCTGATCAGATATGACACCAAAAACTTCATCTGATAATTCTGATGTTGTTTCCGTGATCTCTGCTGAACCGCCTACCATTACTACTGCACCTGCCGTCATAGGAGCGTCTGCTTCGAAACGCTCGGCAACGTCCGCATATTGAGCCGAAGTTGCTAGGG